CCGCACCGACCGTCCAGACAAGACCACGTACCTCTTCCTCCTACGGAGGAAGAGGGCCTCTGCCCTAAGACGAGCCGAACCCACAAACCCCCTCAGGAAGCTCCGAAAAGCTCCCCCGAGACCGTCGAGAGACTCGACGGGCTTGCACAGGCCACCTGTCCGAAGAACAGGCACCGCGGAAGGGGCGTGAGACTTCCTCGCGCGGAAGAAAGACGAATTCAAAGAAAAAAACTTTGGATCCACTAAAGTCTTCCCGCGGGAAAGTTTCAGCCCGACCTGGCAGACAAACGAGGACCACCGAACAAACTCCTCCTCGCGACAGCGGAAGACTATGTCGTCTCCATTGATGCGAACGGCCTTATCGGGGCCGAAGCACCAACGGAAGGCGGCATAGTTCTGCAGACAGAGCAACGGAAAACTCAACAAGTTTCCCATCAACTGTCCGCAGACCTGCTCGAAGCCAACGCTGCAGTCCTCATACCATATCCTACTCCGAAGAGAGGACATGGCGGCCCTTCCCAAAGAGGAAGGAACCCAAGACGAGTTCTGCAGCGCGACACCGAGCATGGCCTCCGCTACCTCGAGGGGGAGATTGTCAGTGGCGCACTCGTAGTCGCCAGAGACAAAAACCTCTCCGTCCTGGGACACGAAGTCCCGAAACTTACACGGTTTGGCTTCACCACGAAGAAGCCAAGGAAACCGCGAGAGACGGTTGTACAAGGCCTTGTGCAGGGGGCGCAAAACCCCCTGTTCGACGGAAGCAATAGTCACCCCTCTCACCTTCCCGTCAGCCCGAACCTCACAGTACTCGACATCCCGAGGGATGTCGACTACCGAGGTCTCACGAAGGCAACGGCGAAGGAAGAGGGAGCGGTCGGGAAGAGTGGCGCGGGCGCCACCCTTCCCTCTCCCGTTCTCAAGACAAGACGACACGGAAGGAGTCGACCTCCAAGCCAACTCCCGGTAATCCCGATCCCAACCCGGAGGGAAGCACTCACGTGCAACACTCCGGCAATGGGCGAGATAACCGGGAGGAAGGCTCACCTCCCCTGGATCCGTACAGAGCCTAGCTCTGTGAGAACGGATCGAGGAGAGGACAGGGGAAGGAAGACACTTCCGGAAGAGGAAGAGCGATCCAGCAACGGACATCCTCGCAGAACGAGAACACCGCGCCAGTGGACCACTCCACAGGTGCGTACCGGGCTTTTCAAGGAGTCCCACACAAAACTCCTTGGCCAACTTGGCGTCAAACGTCTTCTCAGACAAACAGTCAGGCACCGGAAGTCGAACCTCCCCCAAAGGGGAGGCGACCGACTCCAGGACGCTGACTGTCTCCGAGAAAAGAGACGTAAGACGAGCACTCGCAACCGCAGGCGGATTACAGCGAGTGACCATGTTCCTTTCGAAAGCGAAAGGTGATCCCTG